TCCTTTTGTGGATCAATACATCCCAGAACCGAGCACTATTGTTTCTACTGCTGTTATCGGTCTTGTGGCTGCGAGTAGCCCTCTTATTCTCAATATAATTAAGCCAGCTATAAAAAATATCGTTAAAAAACTAACAAAGAAGAAAGATAATGTAAAATAAAAGAACCCTATTCGACATGGCGATGGATAGGGCGTCTAGGTGGGCAAGTCTAACCGTGCTTGCCTACTGCCTAATTTTGTGAGTATGTGGGATAACTTGATTAGCCTTCGGCACTAAATAAACATCTTTGCAGATATTAAAGAATGGACTATCGGTAGTTAGCATTATGCCTTCCTGTTTTAGCTTTCCACATTCACGGATTCGTGCGATCTGCCAATCTAATCGTTTATTCTCCAACACTTGTTTTTGTATATTTATCTGTGTATCAGCAGCAGATTTACATTGATTCTGTAATCCTCTATCTAAAGGAATACTAAAAGTTGCAGATATGCCAAAATTTAACGCATAACTATCTTTATTTGTTCCTGAATAGTTCTTTTGATTGAAAAGTACATTACCTGGGTTATCGGGAACTCCATCGTCATTAGCATCTGTTGGATCGTAAAAAGGTGTTTCATAATAATCCCGATAAGGTTTCAAATAATTAGCTCCAAAAGTAGTAAATGGGCTAATAGATAAAGTTGGCCCTTGGCATACAATATTTCCACCATACTGATTAGTTGTCATATTACCCGTCAAAGTTTGTACAGCCATATTCGTAACCGAGCCATTATTTGATTGACTTACAGCGTTAGCTAAAACCTGTGCAGGAGATAGCAGAATTACTGAGAGAACACTGAGGTACTTGTGACTACGCTTTGTGATTCTATATTTCTTTGGATCGTTGTCACGTTTGAAACTCCTCCAGGGCCACGATAAGTTTCTGTAAATTGAAATGCGTTTCCAGAAGTTTGATCGCTTAGTGTAAATACTGGTTTGTTGTCTGTCGATAAGTCTAGTCCTGTCCATGTCTGACTCTCTCCGTTTATAGTCCCTGTAACATCCGTTGTATTTGGAGAGACTGATCCATCGGTTGTAACTCCCAATCCAGTAACAGTGTACTCATAAGAATTACCAAAATAATCTGTAGAAGTAATAGTCTCACTGATTGAGGTTGTTGTATTTGTGGTGCTACTAAGTGTACCCGTTGTGAAGTTCGGAACAACAGGCTGTGATTTAACAGGTATGGCATACAGCAAAAGCAACAATAATAGCTTTTTCATAAATCATCTTATAGTTAGCTCCGTTACAAACTGTCCTGTAACAGTAGAACCCGAATCTCCTTCATGTAATCCTGTGATCCCATGACCTGATGTAATAGATCCAGCAAAACCATCTCCACTTCCAGCTACAGTTGAAATTACACTACCAAAGTTAGGAACTGTTCCAGCAGAAATAGTTGTATTCTCTGTTCCGTTATTTGATGGAATCGTATCTGCTGCGGTGAATGATTCTGTAAGTGACCATGTACTAGCACAATTAGCAGGAGTTTCTCCGCAACCATTTATAGAATAATTTCCAGCATCTAGTGTAACCACATTGTTGCTTACAGTTAGTCCTCCAATCTGATCGTTTGTATTACTTGTTCCGATATTGCTACCAGAGGCACTATAAGACGCACCAATCCGTGTTGCCTGTGTCATAGCAGCGTCAACTTTTACACTTACGCTCGATGTAAATTTTGAAGTTATATCAGCATAAGCTGGTGCTGACATTAAAAGTAAAAAAGCAAGAAGTTTTTTCATTTTTTGTCCTCTTTCTTATTAACAACTTCCGCACCAAGAATCTTGATGGGTGTTTCTATTCTAATAGTTTGATAACCACCCGACTGTGATGCTAGTAACGCTTCTACTTCTTTTTTATTTAGTGGTTTATCTTCTGGCTTAAATGTCCCGTCACCTCTTTTTTTAGCACCTTCCAAACCAAAACTCGCTAACGCACCTGTTAAGAGAGAAGCTGGGAAAGTTATATCCTTGGGTTCGTTGCTGTATCCTGGGATTGAAATGTAGTTCAAAGAAACTATAAACCCACTCCAAGCAACAACAACAAGCCTTACTACAACTGAGATAAAAGCTAATTGTTCTTCTTTGTCCTCAATTGTTTCTTTGAGTTTTTTGAGTGGATTTTTTTTGATTTCTTCTGCCATAACTAGGATTTATTAGTCATACTAGGCATAATTATACTTTAAAGCAATGTCTGAGATCTATCCTGTATTAATTGGAGTGGCAGCAACGGCTTTCGTTATGGTTTTATCTAATATTAGTAGTCGAAGAGATAGAGATATTATCGAATTATTCCGAAGAGTAAATCAACTTGAAAAAGAGGTAAGTAGGCTAGAAGGTCAGAATCGGTAATCTTTGGTATGTTTGGGAAAGAACATACAAACTAATGTCTAAATTTTTAATCAATCTATTTATCAGATTTGGTAAATCTGAATCTCTGCGTAAAGCTGCATTGAGTCTGTTAAAAGATTTAGCAGCTAAATCAGACAATGATGTTGATGATGCAATCGTCAAGATGATTGAAGAAAAACTGTTTCCAGTAAAATGAAAATTACTAAATTCCTTAACATAGACATAGAACCAGCACCTCCAGAAATGGAGTTAGAAGTTGAAATGCAATGTAGAGAAATTATGAAAGCTAATGATATAGATAATGTAAAACGATACTGTACACATATGGTTAGAAAAAAATTTGATCAAGATATTTTTATGGCATCTTTGTTAAATAGACTTATAGAATTGGAAGCCGAAAGAGTTGTTCAGCAAATGAGAAAAGAAAAAAGAAAACCAATCAATCCAATAAGAAAGTTCTTTCGTATTCGTTAATTTCTTCATCAGTAAAATCTCTGATAAATAATTTATCTATTTTGTCTATTTCGTAATTATATTTAAGTATTGCAGTTCTTATATGTTCTGAAATCCAACGACCCTCATCATAAATCACCTGTGCTTTGCCATTGTCTTTTATAAAAACATAATGATCCTGTCCTTTTAATTGTACTTCTAATAGATTTTTTTCTAAATTTTTACGTCTTATATCTTTGAGTTTGCGTAATTTAAGGATTGATTTTCTAACTGGTTTCATTTGTAGTAAAGATCATGTACACGTTGTAATGGTATCGCAGCAACTGGAGGGGAAACAGAATTTCCTAATGCTTTAAGTCTGTGTGTCCAATTGGATAGCCCATCATCTCCTCTACAAAGGCAGGGTTTAGACTCATAGGCTTGCCAGTTGGGGTTGAGAGTCGATCCTTTCTCGCCATAGCTGCTAGGCAAGTTCCAGACTGATGATCCTCTTTGCTCATACTGTATTTGTGTTCGTTGGCTGATGGTGTTGGAAGTTGTTTGATTATATCTGGAAGGGTTGGGCCATAACCTCTCTCCTGATATCCCTCCTTCTGATGTCCCTTGTAATCCCTTGCCCTGGGTGTTGGAAGCATTTGCAGATCCATCAGTTCTGTTGCCAATCCCTTGCTGTGTCTCTTGTCTTTCTTCGGGCTTTTGTCGTAATACATTGAATCGTTGCAAACTGTCGGGGTCGGTAGCATTGAATTGAACAGTTTCTGTGTCTCTGGATTCACTGCCTCTCTGAGATTGGCAAGTTTCGTTCTTCCTTTTCTCGGCCCCTCCATCTGTCTTCTTAATGCTTCGGGACTTCTCTGAGGAAGGTGATCCATTGTCGTTGGGGTAGGCAACGCACCACCAACGCTGTCTTCGATGACAGCCTCCCATATCTTCGCACGATACAATTGCCCATTCCGCATCATACCCTGCTTCTGAAAGCTCTCCGAGTACGATGTCCAATCCGTTATTAAGGATCGCTGCCACGTTTTCCAGGACAACGAATTTTGGTCGTACCATGCGTATGATTCTGATGACTTCAAAGAAAAGACCTGATCTTGTTTCTTTGGTAATACCTTTTTGAAGCCCGGCCACGGATATGTCCTGGCATGGGAATCCACTACAGAAGACATCAAATTCTCCAAGGTTAGCTGTAAAGGTTCTGACATCGTCATGAATGGGAATGTTTGGAAATCGTTTAGCAAGAAGTTTCTGACAGAATTTATCTATTTCAATAAATTGAGTAGTTTCAAAACCTCCAACTATTTTATGGGCAGCATAAGAGAAACCACCAATACCTGCAAATCCATCAAGTATTTTTAGTGGAGGTTTCATTAAAATTCCATCTGATTCAGATTTGGGGCATCTTCAATCTTTAAGGGTGAAAAGCTTCCAAATAATCCATAGTCACCATTTTTGCCTTTACAGTAAAGCATAATGCATGGTTTTTCATTACTTTTGCCAATTTTTGGATCATATACTTCTTTAGAAACTTGTTTTGTATTTACAAGATTTGTAAGATGTTCAATTAATGAAGTGACAGATTCAACAGGGACTTGAATTGAAAGTAGTGGTTCATTAGGGTTTTCTTCGTTGAATTTGTTTTTTCCAACAGACCATTTGATTGGAAGAGGTAAAGCAAAATTAGGCATTTGTAAAATAATTTTGAAGGACAGTTTTAATAAATTGATTGGGAGGAACATTATTGTCTTTACAATATGTTCTTATTTGTTTTGCAAGAAGATCATCTGTACGAATTGAAAAGATGTTTCTGTTGTAATCTTTATGGCGATCTAGCTTGCGTTCGTGAAGTTGATCTAGAACTTGTCTGCCTGCAAATTCCGCTTCTTCCTGAGTCATAGAGTTGAATCAATTTCATTTATTAGAAGTGTAAGGAACTGACCTTGTTCCGCAGTTCTTATGTCAGCAGGGCCAATCTTTTCAGATGTAATCCCAAACTGAGATTTGTACTTGTTGAGAACTTCATCTTTTTTCTTGGGATGCTTTTCAGATATCCACATAATTTTTTGTACTACAGCTTCTAAAGCAGGTTGTGCTATAGGCTTACCATAATCTTTATCTTCTATGGATTCAACAGGTTTGGGTTCTTGTTTAGGTTTTGTAGGAGTTCTTGAAATACCTTTTTTAGTTGGAGGAGCTTTAGTTAAAGATTGAGCATCATCATCTTCTCCAGCCAATCCATACATTGCTAAGAGAGAATATCTTCTAGCATAAGTAATTGCTTTTCCTACTTCCTGATGTTCGTTAGTCACATTTTTTGTAACCTTTGGAACTGGATATTCACTGATTTCCTCCTGCCCAGAAACGTGCATTAATTTTGTAACGATGATAGTGATAACTTCACCTTCAGGAGTTAATACATATTTCAAGGGTTGAATATGGCATAGTCCATATTCTGTAGCTGGTTGAACAGCTAGTAATGCCTGTCCTAATGTTGTGTAATTGCTTTTATAAAAAGGATTTTTACCATCTCTGCCCGCAGCGTGGTGTTCTCGTTGAAAAGCTGTAAGAGCTTGAGCAAGAGTCTTAGGAGAATCTGTTGTAGATTTCTTGGTGGTCATGTTTAATTAGTATTAGTAAACTAATAGTATACTAATCGTAAATACAGGATATTGCAATATATGCTCCGGGCAATTCATCTTTATTGATATATCTTTTTTTTGTATTCAATTCAACAACAAGTGAATCATCTTCCAATACACTGCCCCCGGCACTAACAGACAATCCATCCAAAGTAGACCTGGAAAGCTTATCAATATCTCCATTACCTCTACTAATGCAATATTTAGGTGCTGAAGGTTTCAATACATCTGCATTTTTTCCTGTTCCATAATGTGATTTAGGTCTGGGAAAAATAAATTCAATATCTGCCTTTACAGGTAAATTCAATGCTCCACTGTCATAACATTCGAGTGCAGCTTCCTTTACATCATTTCTCCAAGGCTTTACCTTTTTTGATGCTTCGATCATTGCACCATATCTTGTTAATGTTTTAGATCCTTGAGGAGCAGGGATTCCTACTACCCTTATTGTTATTTCATTCATGCTGCGTTTCCTAGTACAAAAACTGGTTGATACCATCGCATTTTACGCTCCTTACGTTTAGCTCCTTTCAATACTGTATGCCAATGACCTCTTCGCCAATGTGGTCTTAATTTTCTTTTATTTCCACTTACAATCAACATATCTTCATCCTGTTTTGGTTTCAGTTTGACAACCCTTGTTGTAAAGTCTTTTCCTACCCAACAAATAGCTCTTGGTTTGATATCACTTTGTACTTTGTATTTTTTCTGTAAAGGTACAATTTTTGATGGGATATATTCTTCGGTAATAATATCTGGCTGTTGATTCATTAATAAAATCAAGTTAACAACAGTTTGAAAATGTTCTTTGATCAGTTCATCAGCTACTGGTAACTGGATAAATTTGACCATATTCAAATTATTCCAATTAAATGCGTAGTAATGAATTTTGTCAGGTTCGATTACAAAGTTTACATATACATCAAACTTCATTTTCGGATTTATCAAAATATCTTTTGCTTCTTTGTCATTCCACTTATGACATTCAATGAATGAATATTTAATTTCATTTACTTTATTTGAATTAAGTAAAAAGAAACTTGGATTTACTATATTTGGACTTTCTGTAAGTTCAAGATTATCAATATTGGTATGTATTAAAGAATTACATAAATCATCCTTTAAATAGTAGGCAGGAGAGTCATAGATATATTGCTGACTCCTGTATTTACAATTAATATGTTCTCTTGCCAAGTCTTGCCAGGAATAAAAGTTCTGAGGTGACTTGTATTTGTATAAGAACTGTCCTCTGGTAATTTTTGGTTTAGCTTCAAGTACAACTTCTTTTATTTCAGTTTTTTCTTTTATACGTTTCTCGGCGAAAGCCTCAGATAAATCTTTTTTAACCTTTTGTTTGTTTAGTTTTGGAAGTTTATTTGGATCATTAACAGTTACCCATTTATCACCTACTTTCATTTTTAAGTTACCTGTATTTGGATGAACCCATAAATCTCCTTCTTTTGCATCACCTCTTCGTTCAACTATTTTTCTTTCTTGTTTTTCTTCTTTTGCTATATAAAGATTTGCATCTGATTCGTTAAAAGCGATCTCGCCCCCGTCCATTGAGACAGTTTGACCAGAAGGCAAAGTAAGAGTCGGACTACCTTTTATACCTATCGTTTGAGTCATCTCTGTAATTTTTCCTTCATCATTTACGACTATATTTGTCTTTGGTTTTATAGATGAATTTTTCTTTATTGATTTATAAGTACCGCCCCTTTTTTTATATTCTCTAACTATCCACTTATTTGCATAAGCTGAAGGATATTTCTTAAATTTTCTTTTTGCTTCATTCTTTACTTTTGCATACAAACTTTTATTGACAGGTTGATTCTTTACACGAAATGAATACTCTTGTTCGGATAATTTATTACCATTATCAAACTTGGCTGGCTTAGACATCTTTAATTAAATAATAGATATATTTATATATAACTATACATCAAGAAGCATTATCCTTCAAGTTCAACTAGACGTTTCTTTAAATTCTCAAATCTCACACAATATTCTTTATCAGATATTTTCTCGTCAAACCATAAGTCTGAAAGATGTCCTATTTCATTATTTATTTTTGTTATTAAATACTTTTTTCTTCGATCAAGTTCTTTATAAAGACATTTCATTTTTTCATCCATTTTCTTTTAATTTTATTGTTTATCTGTTCTTTTTTCATTGTTGTTAATTTAAAAAAAAGAACATCAAGATCATCAATAATATTGTGAAAATCTGCTTGTTCTGATAACTCTAATGACCTTTGAAAGTTGACAATAGAAGCTCTTATAAGCTTTAGGTCATGCCCTGAGACATCAAGTATATATCTCATTATTGAACTCCTCCAATACCTCTTTCATAAAATTGGTATTGAACTCCCCCAATAATTTTTTTTCCATAAGGATCTTCCTCATAAATTACTTTGATACCTTTATTAGTTTCTTGATAAGCAACAAATCCAAAAAACCTGTTATAGATAATTTGTGTTTTTGAGTCTTTCATCTTTTAGTCCACTCCGAGATAAGTTTTCTTAGCTCCTCGATACGTTTCTGAGCAGCTTGTATTTTTTCTTGTTTAGTCATCTTGTTTTTTTATATTAATACCTAATTTTTTTTCAATAGCTTCATATTCTTCTATAACTTTTATACATTGAAGTCTCTTCTTTTTTAAAAGTTTTATACACTCTGTATTTATGGCACTTTGAAGCAACCATAGTTCTCTATCGGAAAAATTCATTTAAAACAACTCCTGTTTAGCTTCAAACTTTTCCCATGCTTCCTGCCATGCATCTAAACATCGCTGTACAGGTTGATCTTCATTTAACATACATTTCCCCTTATATGCCCAGATAGTATTACAGATATCTGGCTCTATATCACAATTTAGTTTCAACATTTCGATGTAGCAACCTAATTGCTTATCTGTTCTGTAAGGTTCTCTCCAACCTGTTCTTTTCTTAAAGTCATACTTTGTATCTCCCTTAGTCTTAAGGTCAATCAATCTGATCTTCTTAGCTTTTGTATCGTAACCGATAAGATCAAGCTGACCTCCAACATCCTTACCGGGATTGCTCATCATATACTCAACACCCATAGGTTCAAAGTGTGTGAACAGTTCCAACTCAAACAATGGGATAGCCCATTCTTCATATTCGCCCATATCGATATCATCAGCACCTAACATCTTCTGTTCTAAGCAACTATGAACAGTTTCTCCTCTCGGTTGCCAGATGTGTCTTGTATGTTCAATACTTTCCTTTGCTTTCTCATCAAGTTCATTACAGACCATAGTGGTTGAATACTTGAGCCATTTATTAGACTTCTCACAGAAGTATTTATGTGTGGCTTCATCTCTGAAGATAGGAAGTCTGGGAAGTTTTTCAATAGTTTTCATGTTTAATTAAAAATGTGTTGGTAAGTCTTTGGGATTTGTTAGTTCTACTTTCTCCTCTTTTGGTTTAGGTTTAGGTTCTTCAACCCTAGCAAGGTTTCGATATTTGACACCTTGATAACCTTGAGGAAAAGCAGGGTTGCCATTACAGTTACTCACAGATTCTGTCCAACCTGGTGGAGGTGTATCTAATTCCTCAAGAGTCCACATCATACGATCAGGATTTTTAGGATTAGGTTTCTTCAAACCATCTTTGAGAAGTTTGATAAGAGATGTCTGATCAAATAATCTTTCCATTATTCAAAACCTCCTTTTGCTGTAAATACTCTTGATGCAGGATGATTATTTTTGGGTTCTTCTGTAAATTTAGGTTCCTTTATCTCCCAAATATCCTTCCATCCCCCTGCTATTGCCTTTTCAAGAGACTTTGCAACCATACTTGGTACGAATGATCCTAATTTGTCAAAAATCCTCTCAGCGACCTTTGTAGAGCAAGTTGCCTTCTTTCTGTATCTGATTGCCCACCATTCAATGATCAGATCAGCATATCCCTTTAAATTATCAGGGATCATTTCACTTGTGATATCTGGGGATGCAAAGGGATCTGTATTTTCTTTAAATGCTTTTGGTTTTCTTTTTGCAGAACTTTTCTTTTTCTGTTTGAGAATTAATCTGATGTACTGGGGAACTGATAATTCTTCTCCCCTTGCTTCATCAAGATATTCATAAAGATCAGGTTCCAACCAGATACAGACTTTCTTACTTGACATAAATATATGTGTGTTTGTTACTGACAGTAGATGATATTTATTTAGATGTCAAGGAAATATCTGAAAAATTCTTTTCCTTATCCTATATGTATATATATTATTATTATATATATATTATTAATATATATATATATTATATATATTTAATAAATATACTTACTTATATTTATATTCTTTTTCTTTTGGTTCTTTTCTTTTTCTTAAAAATGCCATTCAAGATATAATAATATGTCATATATATTTACATTGATATCAGTTATCTGATATATAATAAGGTTAGTTGCTGCTCCTTTGATAGAAATGTTATTGATGACTCTAAATAACTTGGTAATTTCATTCAAAGATGTATATGAGTTCCCATCGAGGATGTCTGGGGAGTCAACGCTTATTTCATGGCGTAATTAACCCATTCATAAGCAATTAGTCACTAGCACACGAGTGATGATGTTG